TGAAACTTTATCACCAAGCCAGGCAGCTCGGTAAAGAACCCCGATGCGTTCAGGCTGAACCCCTCTTTCAAATAACGAGGGAATTAAATTATGAGCGATAAAATGCGCTTGTGCGTCATAATCACCATTAACCCCATGGAATCCTAACTCTCCCTCAGGATTACCATCGGGGCCAATATAATTGCGTTCTTCTCCCAGTGCACCTAGCGATGCCCTAATAATTTTCGCTCCAGATCGATAGTTGAAGCGAAGACGGAATGGTGTCACATCTGCCCGTGAAATAAGATTATCCAGCAGCCTTGGATTTGCACCATTGAACCCGTAAATGGACTGATCTGCATCACCGACCGCAAATAATCGTATTCCACCTTTAAAGCACAACAGAAGAACCAATTCATGAAGAGCGTGCCCCAGATCTTGGTATTCATCGACAAATAAAACAGGATAGCGGGATCGGATAGCATTACGTACCCAATCATGCTCGCTAATAATACGAAAAGCTATGAGTGGCATATCATCGAAGTCAATCAGACCCATGCGCCGAAGCTCTGCCTCATAACCTTCAATAAAATCTGCAAGTTCCGGGTTATTATTCCGCCAAGTCGGTAGGAGTCGGTTTACATCCCGGTGTCGTTTCTCTTCTGCAAATTTCCACCTTTCATGAGGATTTCCGACATCTCCGAATGTAGCCTTATAAGCTACTTCAACAGCTGCGCGACTCTCAGCTCTGGTAGCCACACGAAACTCATCTGGTAGCAAGCCAGGTATACACCGTGAGTAGGGAATTAACACTTGATTTAATGCAAAGCTATGCACGGTACCAATAAAATTCCGATCATCGCCAATTACGTCAAAGCATGCCAGACGTTCTTCAAGTTCAGAAGCGCATTCATTGTTATAAGTAATACAGGCTACACCGCGGGGATCAGTAATATCTTCAATCAGTGCACGTGCCATGGCGGTAGTTAGTGTCTTAGTTTTCCCGCTACCTGGCCCAGCAATAACTACGCAGTGACCGGAGTATGTGGCCGCAGCATACTGCTCTCTATTCGGCAATAGCTCATTCAAAGCCTCTGAAAGTGCGCGCCGGTCAGACATTCGATACCACATATTTAATAGCTGAAGCAATATACTCTGGTGGTGCAAGCCCTGGTGCTTTTTGTTTCAGCTTGGCAGCCAATCGTCCCTTACCTATGTCTGATATCATCGCGAGGAGTTGAGTCGGGTCGGGAACCATACCGGCGCGCCATGAAGCAATCCTTGATGAGCGTAACGTACCAAATCTCTGCTCATCGAGGATATCCAGCAGCGCTTCCTTGAGGCCACTTGTATTGGCCACGGCAACTTCAAACGTCTGATCATTTAAAAAAATACCAATCTTTTCAAATATAGGCTTACATTTTTCGTAAGGATTATCGTTGAACAAAGCAATATGATTAGGAGTGAGCCTTTTTATTTTGCCCGATACATCGCTAAATGCCTGCCAGATACCAATTGAACGTGTTTTACCCATCGGTTGTTTTTTACCATCCAGTGGGTCCCAGTCAGTTACGACGGCAAAGGGTAGTCCTAGGCTAGCTGCCAGCTTCACGTAGGGTATAAAATTAACACCCGCTACGTTACATACCGTAATTCCAAGCTGGTCCAGGTTGATTCCCAACGCCTGTGCGAAACCTGGAAGTAAAACCTCCTCAGCATCGCCTTCAACAAATATTACACCGTTAGAAAAAAGTAGCTCGGATCTGGTTGCTGTTAGATACCGTTCAATGTCGTCGAGTTCTTCACTGGTTACTGGTAGTCCAGCTAGGGAAAAAGCTCGCGATCGCCCTTGTGAATCCCTGCAAATACGAATGATAGAACGAAGAGGAGCAATGGTTGCCAGCGTGGGAGAGTGACTAGTTACAATTAATGACTGATCTTTTTCGGTATTATTAAATAGTTTGTCAAAAACAGCACGCTGGAGTTGTGGATGAAGGTGTGCTTCGGGTTCTTCAATACAAAGCAGCGAAAAATTACGTTCATTCTTTTCACGTCGCCATGCAAACTCTGCTAGCTTGAGTGATATCAGAGCCACGTTCGCAGAACCTAGACTCGCTTCGATAATGCCTCTCTTCCCATCATCAATAAACATAGAGATAGAACGCATCAATCTGAGCGGGTCAGTAGGTGCAAAACGGAGGCGTGCATTTAAATCATGAGCCGTTCCAGCCAAGTCAAGAATGCCACTACGTAGAGAATCTTCGAGTTCCTTAATTGATGGGAACTTTTCCATGGTTTCCGTTGCAGTCTGAAGCTCAGTTGCTACGCGATCCAAATCGGTTCGGCTTAGTGAAGAGAATGCATCTTCCAATAACGGGCGTAAAGGGGAGTTTCTCCAGGAAGCAAGTTGTGCTTCTGCATCGCGTAACGCATCCAGCATGTCAACAGAGATTCTCCGTCTGACGCGTCCAGGAATGGTCCGCGATTCCTGACCTCCGCCAAAAACAATAAATTCGCAATCCTCCCCCGAACGTGGAGTTCCATCTACTTCTTCCTTTTTACGAAAAATGTAGCTCAATCTTGCTACGGTAGGATCATCTGCTATGCGAAAATCCGTCAAGAGGGCTGAAAGGGAAGGATCACTATCGAAATCGGCGAATTCAAGGTGCACCTCAATTTGAGGGTTTAATTCAAGGTTGCACCCATCCCAGAAATCTGAAAGCTTAAGTTGCCTGGCTGAATCAGGCAGAGTGGGATCAATAATTAGTCGAATCGCGAAAAGCAGATTACTTTTACCGACACGATTCTCGCCTAATAATACAACATTACCTGCGAGGGGAATATCAGCCATCTCAAAATTTCTAAAGTTGCGGATTACAAGTTTTGATAAATACATAAGACTCCCTTTAAATGCATTACATAGGCTTTGAAGATATCCCCTAGTAAAAACTCATGAAATTAAACAGCTAAGATTCTGAGTAATTTTACTTTATTCTTTTATTATCAATGGCTGTTAATTGCAAGAGTTCAACACTTGAATTGAAGAATTACTATAGTGGGGGCATCTCGCTACGTCGGCTTTTAGTACTAAGCGGAAGTTTTATCGCTGTGTATTGGATATTTAATCAGCATCTGTTGTAAGATTATTGGGCTGGCGTATTTGCAGTACCACCAGCAAAGGTTGGTCCCGTTCATTTGCAGATGATAGGGACGGGGGCCGAATCAAGGTAAACATGTGGAGATTTACTATGAATCAATTGTTAGTGATTGAAGGAATCGCGGTTCGCCGTGATAATGACGGGCGCTATTGCTTAAACGATTTACATCAAGCAGCGATTATAAGCGGCCTAAATGCCAGGACCAAAGAGCCTGCTAAATTTCTTACAAACACCCTGATAGGTGAATTAGTACAGGAATTAACCGTTACCCAAAATATGGGTATCGCTCCAGTATCAACAATTAGAGGCGGTCAGCATCAAGGGACTTATGTCTGCAAAGAGTTGGTGTATGCCTATGCAATGTGGATTAGCCCCGCATTTAATTTAAAAGTTATCCGAACATTCGACTCATTGACCAGCGAAGGTAATAAACACAGATTATGTGATCAAGTACAAGCTGGTATAACGATATTAGAGTCTGCCTCAAAGCTGCTAAATCTTTCTAATTCATCTAAATTAGCTGGTTTCCAAAAACTGCAACAGTTTGCCGGTATCCCTAATATTATGCCTTCCTACGCCATTGACGCACCGAGTGATGCTATTGATGGTTCTAGCCGTCCGACAAAAGCACTCAGTTATCTACTTAAAGAGCACGCTATTACTCTAACCGCAAACCAAGTATATAAGCAGTTAGTTAAGTTAGGTATTATTGAACAAAGAGAGCGACAAAGTCGATCCAGTATTGGTGGGGTCAAAAGGTTTTGGTCTCTCACTGCTAAGGGCTGTCTGTATGGTAAAAATATCGTTAGCCCTCTCAATCCACGAGAAACACAGCCTCACTTTTTTGAATCAAAATTTTCAGCTCTACTTAAGTTACTAGAAACAGTGCATTGAGGAGAGTAATGAGATTATTACTCACCCCAGATGTAGCCCCTCGTTCCGGTACCGTAATATTACGACCGGGCAGGGAACAGTTATCGATGTTTACCCACGGGAGGATCATTGTTAGTCCAGCCCCACCAGCTTTAAACTTTCTACCTTCTGGCCCACTGAGTGACGTTGAACAAGACATGATGGCTGGTGGAGCTAGTCCGGTACCAGAAGAAAGCCATAAGCAGCTGGTGGCCTTAGCGGTTGATCCAGAGTCCCCTCAATCACTAATGCTAAAGCCTAAACGCCTACTATGGAGTGATGATAAATATACGCGTTGGGTTAAAGCTCAGCGATGTCTATGCTGTGACCAGCAGGCAGACGATCCGCATCATGTCATTGGATATGGACTGGGGGGAATGGCAACTAAGGCACACGACCTATTTGTCTTTCCGTTGTGCCGGCAGCATCACAATGAGATACACGTAGATCTGGCCAAATTTGAAAATAAGTACGGGCATCAGCTGATGCTGTTGTTCCGATTTCTCGATCACGCGATTGCAGTCGGTGTGATTGGTTAACCCTGAAAGTGGAGATAAGGGCATTATGAAAAGAGATATTCAGTTATTGATGGAGAAGTTTGGTGGCTGGGCAGCATCTGATGGAAGTGGAGTGGATTACTCACATATCGCTGCAGGCTTCAAAGGACTATTACCACCGATCAAGGGATCTTCACGCCTTAGTTGTTCTGATGGTGATGGACTAATCATCGATGGGTGCATGTGCCAGCTGGCGAAGAGAAGACCTCAAGAACACCAGCTATTGGTTGCGTACTATATTTATGGGATACCTAAAAGACAGATTGCTCATCGGCTTAATCGTAACGAGAAATGTATTAGGGTCGATATTCAACTAGGTGAGGGATTCATTGATGGTTGTTTATCAATGCTAGATGTGAGATTAGATATGGATTATTAACACCTTTGACTGGCAATAATGCCAGTCAAATTTATCACAGACTCACATCAACGCTCCGCAGGCTCCAGCTTTTGGGCACTAACTCACAACGATATACCTTACAATTGGTAAATTTCTCTTTTATCTTTTTATTGAAAAATTCTACAGCATGCGGGTTGTACCCATGGCTCGCACCTATATAAAATTCAACAACTGAATCTGGATCAAGGTAGAGCAGTTCCTTTTTCTGTGCGGGGTCTCTCGGCGGCCTATTAATATTTTTAATTACCCTTACTTCCTCTTCATAAGACCATTCGAGAGATTTATAAAGAAAGAGTCGCTGTAATGCTTCAATTTGGTCTGGTTTAAAGTCAGAGTGAAATCCTTGCAATAAACTAAAGTCATTAGAGTTTTCGAATGGCTGCTGAGGTTTCGTTTTTGTATAAATGACACTTCCACATTTGGCTGGCAAAATATTATACGATAAGGAATTTAAACCTGCCTTTTCAACGTCAATACCTATGACCATACCACCATGACTCGTATTATCGGCAGAGAGGTCGATACCATTAGGATTAGGCATTTTATTTCCAGTCGCATAGTGTGCCCACATCAGTGGATTTAATGGAGAACGAGATAGCGAAAGGATTCCATACATAATACTCAATCGATAAAAATTATCTTTATTCTGTGGGCTATTATAATCGTGGTCATCCCCCTCATAGTATGAGGCAGTAAGTTCGAAAGGGTCATTTAACTCCAATGCAGGCGTAAACCTCAACGTATGTTTTTCAAGAAATTTTAACGCTCTATCAAGCTTCACATACTTATATAAAATCATTTAAATGAAAACCTTCTAAAAAAATACTCACGCGTCCCGCATTTTATCATTTATTATGATAAGAGTGGTTACTTCGCGATACTGCTTATCATTCCAACAGCAAAAAAAATCGTTATCAGGGCACTTAATAGCCTTCTAATTTAATCATCTACTTCTTATCTTGCTGTGCTTCGGGAACAGAGTTATCTGTACGTCACTTGTTTAAAAGGTGATGAGATGATGACTACGCAAAGCATGACAAAAGAGGCAAATTCTGTACTCTGCCTGATTAACTAAAACCCCATAACGGTTCTTGAACTTACTAGGCTAACAGGCTTAAGTGAGGCTTATTGTGATTTGGTTTTAACTCAGATGGAAATGGCTGGGCTGGTAGCTAAAGAAGAAGGGTGTTTTATACGTTGCCAATAAGGCATTTATCTTTGTGAAATGGGCGACTGGAAAGGTGTTAGCGCACTTTCCCAGCCATCTGCTCATGACTCGGATCACAAGCAAACCAAAGCCCACTGCTTTTGCGCAAAAGCGTAGTGAGCCTATCAAGGCAAAGCTTATTGATCTATGAAAAGTATTTCACAAGAAAACACATTTGCGATGTATCACGCAGATTGCCTTCAGGTCTTATCTTCATTGTCAGATAATTCCATCGATCTAATTGTTACCGACCCACCTTACTTTAAAGTTAAGCCCAATGGATGGGATCATCAATGGAAAGGGGATAGTGACTATCTGCTATGGCTGGATAAGTGCTTGGCTGGGTTTCGCAGAGTATTGAAGCCGGCAGGAAGTCTTTATTTATTCTGTGGCCATCGCTTGGCTGCTGATATCGAAATCATGATGCGTCGTCGTTTTAATGTGCTGAACCATATTATTTGGGCGAAGCCGTCTGGTCGCTGGAATGGCTGTCATAAAGAAAGTCTACGCAGTTACTTTCCGGCCACCGAACGCATTCTATTTGCTGAGCATTATTTGGGACCTTATTCAGGGAAGGACACTGGTTACCAAGCTAAATGCGATGACCTAAAGCGTCATCTTATGACCCCACTTATTGATTACTTCCGCCAGGCGAAGGCATCGTTGGGGATCAGTGCTAAACAGATAGGTGAGGTAACAGGTAAGCCAAATATGGTCTCCCATTGGTTCGGCAGTAGCCAATGGCAATTACCGAACGAAGATGACTATTCCAAGCTGCAACAGCTATTTACGGATGTTGCCCATCAAAAAGGGAGCAGTAGTCCGTTAAGTGCGTTTCATTCATCTCTTGTAGCTAATTCTCAAACACTCTCTAACCAATACCAACAGCTGGTGGAAGAGTATAAATCACTGAGGCGTTATTTTAGCGTTTCGTTAAATGTGCCCTATACCGACGTATGGCAGCACAAACCGGTTCAGTTTTACCCAGGTAAACATCCCTGTGAGAAACCGGCAGATATGCTGAAACAGATTATTGAAGCCAGTAGCCGTCCAGGTGATCTGGTCGCTGATTTCTTCATGGGTTCGGGTTCTACTCTTAAAGCTGCGCTTCTCTCTGGGAGAAGGGCACTTGGGGTCGAGCTTGAAGAAGATCGCTTTAGCTCGACGGTTGAAGAGATTACGAACCTACTCTCCACACACCACCCAGGCTCTGGGTAAGTCATCCCCTCAGCCGAGCGGGAAGATTCAATCCGCAAATTGAGGGGGCATAATGTCCGAACCACTATCCGGTACCGGAGCTGCTGCAACAGCTCTGGCCGGAGTCAGTCTGTATGGCTTGTTAGCGGGCACTGATTACGGCGTTATATTTGGCGCTTTCGCAGGATCAACGTTTTATATCACTACTGCAAATAACCTTGGCTATTTCAAACGTATCGCGCTCTTCGTTGTTTCGTTTATTTCGGGTGTACTTTGTTCCGGCTTAGTCGGTGCGAAACTCTCGGAGTGGACTGGCTACATAGAAAAACCATTAGATGCACTTGGCGCGGTAATTGTTTCAACGCTTGCCGTGAGGTTGCTCACCGTA